GTGGCAGGGTGCAGGAAACTCGTCGGCCACCCTAATCGAAGGATGAGGCGGCTGAGTGAGTTAAAGCGTGAGTTTCGCAACAAGGTTATGACCGCCAATTATGACGGGCCAGACCTGCACATCGGTCTACCCGGAGAGAAGTAGCCCGTCATGAAGTGCCCCACCTGTAAGCATGAGTTCAGGGGAGGCAACCAGCACAGCGGGTGCCCTGCGTGCGGCGCCACTGCCGGAGATATCAGCAAGCGAGACGGCGAGGCAACGTGGCGAGCAGGCGTCAAGCAGTTCCAGGCATGGCATGATGCCACCCGAGACAACCTCAGCGAGCAGAATAAAGATGTCGGTTACCTAGACGGCTATCAATGGACGCCCGAAGAGATCAACGAACTGAAGGCGCGCAACCAGGCCCCCACTGTCTTCAACCGCATCGCCAAAAAAATAAACTACATCCGCGGCATGGAGCAAGAGACACGGACAGATCCAAAGTGCCTGCCGCGCACCCAGGCGAGTGACGACGATGTGCGCGCCGCGACCGACGCCCTCCGATACGTCCAGGATGCGGAGGATCTGCCGAGCGTGTTCTCTGCATGCTGGTCTGACCTGATAGTTGCGGGTCAATGCGGGGCGATCCTCCAGATCCAAACGCCAGACGACAGCGGCGCGGAGGGCATGCCCCAAGGTCGTGCGGAGATAGGCGTCAACCACATATTCTGGGACCGACTATGGTGGGACCAACACTCCCGGAGACCCGACTACTCGGACGGACGGCACAAGGGGCTGTTCACGTGGCACGACCTGGACGCTGCGATCGATGTCTATAAAAATGTGACCGGTGTTGTCGACAATTTCGAGGACATCTTATCTGCCACTGACGACATGGGCCGCAGCGGCGCCACAATCGACGACGTGCCTAATTATACACTCTGGTATGACGACGAGCGCCAGCGCATCCGCACGATCGAGAAATACTACAAGGACGGTGACGGCAATTGGTACGTGTGTCACTTCACCGCCGGCGGCCTGCTCGTCTATCCACAGCTGACTGGATACATCGATGAGAACGGGCGCCACATCTGCCCGCTAGTCATGGACAGTTGCAACGTTGACCGAGACGGTAATCGGTACGGACTCATACGCAACATGCGCGATCCGCAGTCGCTGCTCAACAAATCGTTTTCAAAGACCATCCACCTGTTGTCGGTTGACCGCACCATTGCCGAGGAGGGCGTTGTCGAGTCGCCGGAAGAGTTTCAGCAGGAGCGCGCTAAGCCAGACGGTTACGCTGTGGTGCGCCCTGGCGCGCTCCAGCGCAGAGAGATTGTTACAGAGTCTGGCGTCGCACTCGCGCAGGGCTACTCGCAGGTGATGCAGGAGGCGAAGGGACAGATCGACAGCACAGGCCCAGACGCCCCCATGATCGGCATGAGCAACGCGACGTCTGGCAGGCAGGTGCAATACCAACAGCACATAGGCTCGATCGAAATACGCCCGTTCCTCGAGCGCCTGCGCAAGCTGCGCAAATCCATCTACCGCCTATGTTGGCTCGGCATTCGCCAGAGCTGGACCGACGAGCTGTGGTTTCGCGTAACCGACGATGAGGAGAGCACGGGCTACAAATTCGTCGGGATCAACCGCCAGGTGACGAAGGGCCAGCGGGCCAAGGAGATGATCGACGCAGGCGTTGACCCGATGGCCGCGCTTAAGGCTGTCGACGTCGACCCGTCCATAGTCCAGAGGCACATGCAAATGCTGCAGGGCAGTGTCCAGCCCGGGACGCAGCCGGACCAGATCACGCAGCTGCTTATCCAACACGTCGCCGCTGACCCGGAGATGCAGCAGCCGATCGTCGTCAACAATATCTCAAAACTGGTGCTGGACATCGCCATCGAGGAGACGCCGGACACGGCCGTCGTCCAGCAAGAGGAGGCAGCAGAGCTGCGCGAACTCCTGACGACCATTATCTCGTCAGTCGGACCAGGCGCACCGCCTGGGCTCGTAACCGGCCTGCTCAAGATGCAGGTCGAGGCAGGTGGCCTACGGAACAAGCGCAAGCTCCTGGCGCTTATCGAGCCGGAGCCGGACAAGCAGGCGAGCGCGCAGGCGCAGATTATGCAGCAGATGCAACAGACGATGCTGCAGATACAGGCTCAGCTGGCGCAGGCGAAGGTCGACGAGACGAAGGCGAGCGCGCAGCTTAAGCAGGCGCAGTCTGTCGAGGTGCAAACGCAGGCGCAGCTCAATCAGGTGCGATCACAGGTCGAGCCGATCAAGGTCCAATCAGAGGCGCAGCGGGACCAGGCCACGGCGGTCATGCATGGTGTCAAGGCTGGTGCGGATATGGCAGGCCCAATCCCCAAGATCTAGGCCGTGCGCCATCCTCTAGCGGGTTTCTTCGCGTCGTCCCATGAGTCGCGGCGCTCTTTCTCACGTGGCTCCTGTATCGCGGGGTGGGCCTCGTCCAGTACTCGGCATATCGTCGACATCACGTCAAAGCCGTCGTCGAATCCGGCCGGGAACCCAACACACTGCGACACCAGGCGCGGCACCCATGGGGCATAGTCGTCCTCCGGCATCACGATCTTGCCCATCGCCGCCCGCGCCTGGAATGCCCTCCCCCTGATAGCCTTGGCTCGCTTGCTCCTGTCTCTGTACCCCTGCCTGTAGGACATGTGCTCTGTTGTCGTCGCGCTGACGATCGGTGACACCCACTCTTGCCGGAAATATACTCGGCGCTCCATCGCCCGCTTTGTGATGGACGACTCCAGCGCGTTGCGGATAACGCCCGACTCGCCAAACCAGCACAACGGCTTATGCCTTACGACCAGGTCGAGGAGAGATTCGATCCACACGTCTGCGCTGCGTTGCCCATACCACCAATCGATCACGTGTAGGTTGTCGGTTGAGTCGACGCCAAAAACACCGTGCTCGGTAAAATCCGGGTCGTTGTCTCCCGTGCGCTCCGTTACGGCGAAATCGCTTGCCATGTAGATGTTCAGTCTCGGCTTCACCGACCAACGGCGCGCGAAATACTCCTCACGGATGTACTCGCCGCCCTCGTGGCGAACGTCCCAGTTGCCGCGCAGCAGGCGCTCCTGCTCCACCTCAGGCAGAGAGAGTAAGCGGCCTCGGTAGCCCGGATCTTTGCTCGTGAGCGCGGGGTTGTCTGACAGCTCGGCCGCGATAAATGTTATGGACTTCGGCGCGAAGTCATCGGCCGAGACCACGCCAAACTCCCCAGCGGCCCAGCGCTCAGCGAGCGCGTCGCGCGTGTCGCCCCAATGCATCGTGTCTGCGATGCGCACAAACCAGCGCAGCACGCCCGAGCGCTCTTTGATCGCGTAGCCGTCTTTGCCTATCCACCACGCGATCAAATCACGGACGAACGAATCAGGGTCGGGGTTGGTTGTCGCTCTCACATAAGAGTCGATCCCCGATGTCGAGCGGTTGCGCGACACCATGTACCAAAATTGCGACTCCTCGAAGTGCGTGAGCTCGTCGAAATAGATGCACGCGTATTGCTTGCCTTGATGGTCGAGCACGGTATGGGCGTACTGCAAATGTAGGAATTGCAGCATGCCTCCTGCGCGCAGGTCGATCCGCAGAGGCTGTGAGTTGATCGGCTGGTGCCCCAGCTGGACGTAGATGCTCTTTGCGTCCTCCCACAGTGATCCCGCACCGACGAGTTGTGGAGACGTGCGACGAAAAACCACGCCGCCAAAACCGGGGTTGTCGGCGTGGCGTAGCGGGTCGAGGAGCAGCGCGTAGGATTTGCCTGACCCAGCCGCGCCGCCATAGATCGCGATGTCCGCAGAAGTTGCCAGGAAATCAAACTGCGGCCCAGGCTGACCCTCGAACACGGGCCCGCCGTCCGCGTCCGACTCAGCGCTACTTGGCTTCTCGCCCATTACTCGGGAGGCGCACGGTCACGACGCGGATAGGCGATTGGGCGTCACCGCCGTGCTTTATTTTGTCGGTGTACATCGCGAGATGCTGACCGAGCATTTTCAGCGCTGCGGGCTTGTCCCATAGGCGGAGCTCGACCTCATCAGATCCATCGGCGCCGACCTTGCGCTTGACCGACGCCACCGCCCTCATGGCATCGGGGGGGGCGTCGTCGGTCAGCGACACCGTACCGTCCGGGTTGACCCGATAGTGGTCGATCGAGCTGAACCCAAGGCACATCAGCTCTCTGACTACCGCGTACTGATCTACGAGCGTGGCCTTTGACCGCTCGTCCATCGCGGCGCGTATAGCTGCAGCCACATGGGGGATCTTGAGCGTCCGCGCGGCCCACGGCCGGCAGTCAGACGAGCCGGCAGCCCTAGCCGCGCGCGCCCCGTTCAGGTCCAGCAGATATTCCTCGACGAACAGCTTTTGCCGATCGTCGAGCACGCCTTTTTCTTTCGGTCGCATGGCCATCAGTTGCCGTAGTCGTCAGTGTTGCGCCCAGATGCCGGCGCGTAGAATCTGAGATCGCGGACGAATATCCTGCTGTTGCTGTCGGTCATCGTGTTGCGCGCCCAGCCACCCGTCCCCGTCACCGTCGTGTAGGTCGTGTCGCCGCTTGTGCTCGACCCGCTGAGCGTTACGCCGCCGGACTCCCATGTGCTCGTGGATATCGTCCCGCTATACCCGCTCGCCCCGGTCCAGTCGATTGTGGCCAGTCGCACCTCG